ACAACGAGCTGGCTTTGATGCCGCTGTTACCGCTGGCACCATGACGCCAGAGGAAGCGGATCAAAAAGCCGTCCAAAGTGTGCAAGCCCAAGGCTTCTCGCCCGCTCGTCTTGCTTCGGCTGCAAATGCGGTCGGTGGTTCCTACAATCCTAAATCAGGTCTGTTGGAGTTCACTCCTCCCGCTTCCGCAACCCCAGCAACAGAGGGCGATAGCGTCACTTTGGATGCCAAAGGTAATCCAGTGGTGCCGGATGTTATGGGCGGTAGACGTCTTAGCTTTGCCGAAAAGTCCAAGCTGGCGGATGATGCTCAAAAGCGCGTCATCACCCTAGCCGATGGATCCAAGGGACTGGCACCCAATGACGCAGAAGCCAACGCATGGCCTCAAGAGACAACCGCCCTCAAGAGCGCTCAAGATCAAGTAGCACGATTGCAAGCCATACAGAACGATCCTTCCAAAAAGGGAGAGTTTGAGCAAGGCTTGAAAGAATTGACCGCTAACCTCACCATTGCCAAAGGCTTGCATAGAGTTGGTGGAGGTGGAGAGGGCAACGAAGGGGGAATACTCAATACCGGCAATATTACGGCCCCTAGCTCTTGGCAAGACGATCCGCTAGTTCGTTTGGTGCAACACGTGGCTACCGGTTCTTCTAGCGTGCAAGACCGTGCCACTGCACTCAAAGGAATTGAACAGCAATTACAGACCTTGGGTCAAACCAGAGAAGCGGCGGTACAACGTTTCACCCCAGCCAAGGAAGATGGTGAGTCTAAAAAGAGTGCGGCAGACATTGCTAAGGCCAAAGGCTGGAAGGCGCTCTAATGGTAGCATTGCAAGGCAATGACGGAAAACTGTATGATGTCCCAGAAGCGGACGCACAAGAGGCGTTAGCCTCTGGTGCATTCAAGCCAGCGCAGCAAACCGCCCCACAAGCTCCCCAACAAGACGAGGAACCCAAAGGGTTGGGTACGGCAACAGAAACCCCGATGCACGTCAAGGAAGCTCCCACGGTTCAGTTGAAGAACCAACAGACAGGAGAGTTGGAACCGATACCAGAGAACCAAGCGGATCAAGCCGTGGTCAGTGGCTCCCATGCTCCTGTTGATTTGCCTCTCGTGGGCGATGATGGGAAGCTATATCAAGTGCCGGATGATGACGCCAAAGAGGCTATAGCATCGGGTAAGTTTCGCCTTTCCACCTTAGCCGATAGAAACGCCGCCCAACATCACAAGGATGTCGAGCAAGCCGTGAGCGATGAGCTCGATAAGCCCGGCTCCACTTTGAGTGCCGTAGCTACTGGTATCAGTAAACACAATCCGCTGGTCAATATCGCGGAAGCTTTTGACAGTCCCGAAGATAAAGAGATAGCGGAAGAGATTGAGAAACAGACCAAAGAGAAAGATCCAACCGCCTACTATACGGGTGCGGGTTTGGGTGAGGTGGGATCGGCCGTTGGTTTGGGAGCCGCTGGTAAAGGTGTGGCGGGTGCTCTTGGATTGGGAGCGGAAGGCGCCTCACTGGCCTCCAAGCTGGGAGCCCAAGCGGTAGAGGGTGCCGTCTTCAGTGCTGAACCGGTCGCACAAGACATCATCAACAAAGACTATAAGGGAGCCGCTGAACATTTGGCGGTTGGCATCGGTGGCAACATCGCTTTACACGGCTTATTCTCTGGTGTCTCTGCCCTAGGTGGCGAGGCTAAGGAGCTAGCCAATAAGGCGCTTGGGGGAGCGGAAGAAGCTACCGGAGAAGCAAGGCCAGAGGACATCAATGCAGTAGGCAAGGCTTTGGGGATGACACCCAAGGAGATTGCAGACAACGGATCGGCCCTTCCCGATTTATTGAAAGCTGCCAAAATTGATCCCAAAGCTCCCATAGAAGAGAGTATCGATAAGGCTCTGTCTTTGGGTGAGAGCGGGCCACGCATTGGCAAAGCAATCAAGGCACTGGACGAACTACCAGAGAAGGATCAAATTATCCGCTCCTCTCTGTCTGACGTCAGTGAAAAGGTCAAGCAATTGGTGCCGGGTGCCGCAGAACACTTTGCAGCCGATGAAGCTATTAGCTCGGCCAAAGAATTGGTGGGTAAGACCGGCTTATCAGCCGAAGAAAAACTAGCAGCTAAAGAGGCATTGCAAGATGCTCGCAAGTGGAAACAATCTCTTGCCAAACTGTCGCCGATGGATCAAGAAGCCTATAAAGCTCTCAATCCCTTGTTAGAGCAACTCAAATCAACCGCCAAGGAGGGCACCTTTGATGCTACTCAAAAAGCTAAAGCGTGGTTTGGTAATCGTGTTGATTGGAGGGGCGATCAAAACATCGCCCGCTTGACCAAGAGTGCCGCAAGTCTCTTGCGCGAGGGTTTGATTGGAGCGGAAGATCAAGCCGCCAAGAAGCTAGGGGAGTCTGGCGCCCAGGGGGTGGCCGACATTGTCAGCGGGTTGCGTCAAGACCGAGCCGCCTACAACCTATCCAAGATCTTCGGGACAAGCTTAGAGAGGCGTCAAGCCAAGCTCTTGCCGGGGGATGCCATACAATCGGTAATGGGGATGCGTCCGCTCCGTAGTGGAGCTTTCATGCTGGTAGCTCACTCCTTGCTCCACCTCCCCGGACCTATGGCCCTAGCCGCTGGGCTCGGTTTGACCGCTGCCAAGAAGGCTTTGGAGCAACGAGCCCTAAGCGAGGCTATGCAGCGCCTAATAGGGGAAGGGGCCAAGCCAGCCACTACGGCCGTTTTAGAGGCCATGGGGAGCCAAGAAAAGGCCATTTCCGAGGGTGCCAAGGGTTTGCTTGACCACTTTGCTTCGGGCAAAGCAGCGGGCTATGCAGCGGCAAACCACGGCCTACAGAGCTTACTCCCAGGCTCCCCGGTGGGGCTAACGCACCAGAAGCAACTGGAGACGGTTCGCAATGCGGTAACCGCTACCCAAGCTGACCCCGCCAAATTCGCGGCTAACATTCAACCCGTGGTCCAAACGCTCAAAGCGGAAGGACTTGACCAAGTGGCGGATGAATACACGCAACACCAGCTCAGGCTAATGAAGGTCTTGCAGACGGTCCTACCCAAAGACCCCGCCATGGACCAAGCTCATCCCTTTGCCGCTAAGGTAGCGGGGGAAGAGATTAGCCCGGAAACCAAGAGCAAATATCAACGAGCCCTCACCGTAGCGACCGATCCTACCCACCTTTTCGAGATGATGAAGGACAACTCGATTACCGCTACCGATGTAGCCATTGCAGCGGCAGTCAATCCCAACATCATCCAGAAGATGAGAATAGCTTTGACCAACGAGGGCTTGAAGAATAAGCCGGACCTGAGCTATCAGCAAAGGCTAAGCTTGGGTATTATGATGGGTACCAATTTGGATGAGAGCACCTCCCAAGTGCCGGCTTTACAGAGCGTCTACCCCGCCCCTACCCCATCGGCAAACGCTTCCAACGGGGCCAGCAAGAAGAAGATGCCAGCCAAGGCACAAGACAACTTAGCCAACTCGTATCTTACAACCAGCCAAAAAGCCGCCAAGGGAAGCTGATTTCTATTTGGCGTTGGGGCAATCCACCGAAATAGGATCTTTCCCCAAGCCAGAAATTTGAAGTGAGTAGGTAGACATCTGGTAGGAGAAGGTGGCACCGTTGTATTGAATGGTCAGCCAACCAGTGGGTTTGGTGGAATTGACCCCAGTGCTTCCCACCGTCTGCACCACCATAGGGCCGCACGTCTCGGGCTCCGTTTTGGTTTGAACGCAAGCGCCGTAACCGCTGGGATAGGAGGAGTCTTGGAACATGTTGAAGGTCCAAGCGTTATCGGCTCCCCCGCATCCAATATCCAAGACTTGGTTGTCATCAACCGCAACGGAAGAGGTGCAACCCGTCAAGGTCGAGACCACCAACGCCAGCAAGACACCTACCACCACCATAAAAACAACATTGAGCTTATTCATTGACTTATTTTCCTTTGATCCAGATGAGGAGCATTCCAAATGCTCCGAAGAGTCCAACTAACAGAGCGTCCATACCTTATCTAATAGCAACGGCTTGAATGGGTGCAAGCCATAAGCTAACCTTTTCTAGAAGAATGGTGAGACAAAGTGCGAGCGAATTCTTTGTATACGGAATTACAGGAACGCCTTTAGGTTGACCCTGCGCTGAACCTGTTCGGCAATGTGCATTCTGGTAGGCAAGTTTAGTTCGAAGGCTTTGGTTTTGGGGAAGACTGAGGTATACCTTTCCAGCTCAACCAAAACCCATAACACGACATTCTCTTTATATTCCTCTTGCAATAAGCCTACACTTTGGAAAGACAGATATAAGTCAGTGTGTATCTCAATGCAATGTTTGAGGTATCTTTCTCTTTCGAACTTCTGTTTGGCTCGCTTCTCCTTAGCTTGTTGCCTGCGGCGCTCCTTGCGAGCTTCGTCTTGTGAGCGTTTGAGCTCAATTGCCTTGATCCTATCAGGGTGCTTTAGACGATAGTTTTTGCAGGCTCTCGCATTAGCCGCCTTACCCTTTTCGGTCTTCTGATATCGCTTGATCGCAATCATCTGTTTAGCTTTATCTCTCATATCTTAACCCTCTCTCCAATAAACATATAACAAAGAAAAAGAGGAGCCTTCATGTCATAGGCTCCCCTTCCTCTTGCTGCTAGGCCCCTTGGGTGCCGCTACTGTCGTTTGACGCATACCTCTGCTAATAGATATACCGCGCCCAAGAGAATGCTAACGGCTATCATGCTGCATTCTCCTTCGGGTTATCATACACCTTGAAAAGCTCCAACGCTTCCGCCTCTGAGTTAGCGATCCCAAAGCGTTTGGTTAGCACGATCTTACCGTTGCCTTCGGTAGAAAGGTTGACGCAAAAACAACCCCAGAGATTGAGGAACATTTGCATAATGATGCATTCGCCCAACCGAGCGGGTGGACTATCATGCGCCTCTAAATTCTTCGGTTTGACCATTTGCTGCAAGATGCCTTTGATTTCATTCTCCATTAGGCCCGGCAGTGCCTCCCGATCGCGCTCTCTCGCTTGATCCATCTCGGAAGGAAAAGGAAAATCGGTTAGGGAGATACGCTTGCCCGTTTGCGGCTTGGGGCTTGATTGCTTGTTGAGCTTATCTACCAGCTTCTTGTCAGAAGGATCCTTCTTGGCTGGTTTGAGGGCTTCTTGCAACTCGGAATAGGTCAGCGTTTGCGCTACATAATCAGAGAGTAGCTTAGTCCGCTTCTCTTCCGGTAGAGAGGGGCTTGCCACGGCCCGCAAGAGGTTTTGCGTTCTGCCGCCCTTGGTCTTGCGGAAACTCTCTTTTAGATCGGGATCCATAGTGGCCCACATGCGACCAATAGGAAGGAGGATGTCAATGGTTTGGAGAGGCACTCCCGCTTTCTCTGCCGCCATAAGGCGAAAGGACTTTACCTCTGGATCCTTCTCTTTGCTGTTTCCCTTACCTCTGGCGGTTTCGGGATACAGTTGCAGATAGGCTTGATGAGCTTGCCACACCAACTCCGCGTTGTGGGCGGAGTTGATGCGTTTTCCCAAAGCAATGCAAGCGCGATCGAATTGGTCGGCAATGCCGGCCCGGGTAATTTCTTCTGATGTCAAGTTAGCTAAGTCATTCATGATAGATCCTTGTTGCTGTTGATTTTTGCTTGATGTATTCTCCAAATGAACTCTACTACCACTCCTGCGTTCTTATTATACCTATGGCGTTTGATCCAAACGAAAAAGTTGACAATGAAAAACAGAGTCATTGCCACTTGACTATAACCAAAGAAAGGGGAGAGTCTGCTTTTAGCGATCCAGAAATTGTAATAGACAAAGAAACCACTCACGAGAAACCCAACAAGGCTATTGATCAAGCCTTTGCGAGTTAGCCCTTGCAAGTTGCTTAGCCCTTTGACCAAGTCGTTATGTTGCTCTTGCGGGGAAAGTTTATCGAAGTCTTCAAGGCTGGTAGTTGAGAGGGCAAGCGCCGCCCCGGTAGTGAAAGGAGGTTTCATGATTGCACCTCTTCTTGGCTAGGAAGCTCATAGGCTTCCACCTTGTCAAACTCTAGATCGCCCGCCTTGTCCTCTTTGGCATGTTGGGCGCAAGTGCAATCCAAAACGGCCCCGATAATATTATCGGCTATCTCCTCGGCTTGCTCTTTCGTATCTGCATCAATCAGAACGTGAAAATCGGAATGAACGCTAAATGTTTTCATGATACTAATTCTCCAATATAAAAAGACCCCATACCTTTCGATATGGGGTCTTTCGATCTTTTGTTTTGTTATTATGCGAACCACGGAATTGTGGCTCGCACTTACATCTTGTGCACGGCTCAACCGCTCGTCAAGGGGAGCCTAATTTTATTAGTTTGAGCCGCAAGCGGGAAAGCTGGCGCAAGCGCTGGCTACGTTGATCACGTTGTAATCTTCGTTCGGGTTGCTCTTGATGTAATCGAGCGCTTCCGCTTGCGAATCGAATGACGGATCCATCTCGCTAAACCTTGCCATGTTGGGAGCCGTCTGCAAAAGATAGTTCTTTGCAGTAGCCTTCTTGCCGCAACAAGTGCAATATTTCCCTACATTGTCAGTTTCAATGCTGACCTTGATAGAGCGAGCGGGAATGCGAACGGTAAGCTTTTTAGCAGAGGAAGTCTTCATGGTGTAGGTAAGTCCTTTTAGGGTTTGGGTTGGTTGTTGCGTATATGGCGAGCGTGTGCGATTGAATGGGTTAGATTCGCTTGCCCGTATATTTATCGGCAGTAGAACTTACAGCATGCTTTGTCTATAAGTTCGAAGGCAATACGAAACTCTTTACTCGTCCAGCCGTTCAGCCGAAGAAAAACCTCGGTTGCCTTGTCGAGCAATGCCAAGCACTCATCGGACTCATCACCCTCAAGAAGCTCTTGGAGATTATCTAGCCCCTTGATAACGGTGAGGATGTTGGCGCGAGCATTCTTGCGGGTCATTTTTGACTTCATCGGGTTGGTCTTTCGTTGGGGAGGCGTAAGCGCCTCGCCTTACGAGCCGGGTTGCGGTTGAATGGGTCGTTTTTCTTTGGCACGGTTTTTGGTAGGCTGTAGAAATCATGCTCCCTTGGCTACAGCGTATCTTTCGCGTCAACCCCCAAGGCTTGACCGTTAGAGAGCTGGCCAAGGGGCTGTACCTACCGCCTCCCCCTCTGCCACCCGGCACCTACGACCCTCGCTCACGAAGGGGAGTTTGGACGCACCCGGAAGCCCGCCACTTCCGCCCGAAGCATATCAAGGCATGTCTTGACCAAGGCTATCGGCTTGGAGCTATCCGAGCGGAGCCAGAGTATCAGCGCTTTCGCTATTGGGCGCTCCCGTCCTTCTTTGAACTGACAGACAGATGCCCTAAGTGCCGTTTTCTTACTCGCGATTGGTGGCATACTATGGCGCCCCACTACTACGCGTGCACATGCAAGCCATAAACTCGACACACGCGGCCCAAGAGGCTCTCTAAAAATTGAGAAGCGCTAAGCTGGCTCTCCTTGTCGAGGGTCGCGCCCAAAGCAACCGTATAAGTTGAAAGCGGGGAAGCTGTTTATACGGCAGTATAATTTCCCAACTTTTTCGAACTGGATCTCGACAAAACGAAAAGAGATATCAAAAAGAGTTAGAGAGTAGAGAAAAGTTTCCTAACTTTTCGATCAACCGATCTAATAGGGGGAATGATCCGAAATATCAATAAGTAGGTATATCTCTTAGAGAGCTGAAATGGTTTGCTCCACAACCCTAATTAGGTTCTCTTATTCTCTATGAGCGGTTGATCCTGACCATAGAGAGCCACAAGGACTTGAAGCTATTTGATCTCTAATAGCTTAGTGCCGATGTTGAAGGAGAATATAATATGGCTTCCAATTCACAAGCTTCGCTTATCCAACCAGATGGGCTCGCGTTAGCATCTGGTAGTAATTCGATAACTTCTATGTGGTGCGATAAACGATCCGCCACCAATGTTTCACTGTCATTTGTCTTAGCAGGTTCCAACGCCCCTACTGGTAGCGTCTATGTGCAGGCCTCCAACGCCCCAGAGAACTATAATGTCACTTGGGGGAGCGGGCCTTTGGTTGCCACTGGATCAACCACTCCGGTAGATACGGTCACCATTCCCAATAGCACGGTTGCTATTACGGCGGTAGGTGCCACGCATTGGGATATTGAGACTCCTTCCCGATGGGTCAGAATAGTTTACACCGCTTCTGAAAATGTAGCTGGGCTTACGGTCTATGCATTCGCTAGCGTACCATTTGAGAGCCCATAACTTAGGAGAATAAACCACATGACTTCTCCTCCAGTACTCTTGAAATATACGATGGTTGGCACTTTAGCCAATTCTGTTACTTCTGCTTATCAACCGGTTTATTGGGTGGTTTACAACACCCCAGATTATACCGGACAATACTCCGATTACTTCGGGCAATTTGTTCCTAATACTATTGCTGTCGCTAGCGTAATCAATGTCAACAATCCTACGCAAGTGGTCAACCTACCCACTGGGCCAGCGCAAGGGGATTTGCAAGGCTTCTACCCTAACCCGCAAGTAGCTGGGCTTTTGGGTCGTCCTTTGAGCCAGATACCGGCCCCAACCGTGGGTCAAGTGCTGACGTGGAATAGCGACGGATACTGGACACCAGAGGCGGTTACCGCCCTCGGAAACGTCACCATTAGCGGGGAGCCACAAGACGGCTACACCATTACCGCTACCTCTTCTACCACTGCCACATGGGGGTCTGTAGCTGGCCCAGTGGTGCCTTCCTTTTCTTCTGCGGCGGAAGCGGTGCCAACTGCGGCTAATCAACTGACCCTCTGCTTACAAGCCAGAGGCAACATTAGCACGATCAGCGGATCGGTCTTTCAGTGGGACAACCAAGCTAGACCCGGCTTCTATTGGGCGCCGCTTACCTCCACTTATGGCAACACCGGCTTATACAATCCCAGCAATGCCAGTGTGGGTCACAATCCAACCATTGATTTTATAGAACTCTCTGACTACACGCAAGCAGCTTATCAGATGACCACCGGAACCACGGTTAGTTTTTTGAGTAGCTTTGTCTTTCTGTCTCAATGGTCGATGGGCGCGGCTTGTCTCTTTACTGGTAGTGCGTCTTTCAACCATTCCGCATTCTACACTACTCCTACTATTTTGACCGCCAATCAAGGTGGAGCGGGTGCTGGCCCGGCTTTGGTATGCGGACTTAGTTCAGGCCTGTTGGTTTTTGGGGTTTGGTATCTGGATCTAAACTCTGACATTTGGTATGCGGCTTCCCCCGGCGTCAATCCTGCCATTCCTCATTACGTGGTAGCTACCTTCTCGGGTGGAGTTCTATCGATCCAAGTGGACGGTGGGGGTGTCTCCACTGCCGGTCCTAATCCTCTAATGGCGCCTGCTAACTTCTCGGGCGAAATCCCTATGTCAGCTTGTGGTACTACCAGTGGTGCCTCTGAAACGGCGGAATTTGTCGGCTCCATGGTGGAGATTGATTGCTGGAATAGGGCTTTGACTACCAATGAGATTATCCAACTCAACACTTATTATGCAGGGTTGATCTAAGATGACTTCCACTTACCTATTTGTAAACAATGCAGTTCAATCAGGAATGATCAACAATTCCGTTCCAACTTCTAGCACTTCCAATTATATTGTTATCAACAATAACTCTACCCCAGCGGTGTGGAGCCCTCTCAACTTGGGGACAGCTCTTGTTGGCTGGTATCGAGCCGATATGCACGTTACCTCATCGGGTGGAGTGGTGTCAGCTTGGGGAGACAGTTCTGGCAATAGCGGTCCGACCTTCTCGCAAGCCACCTCGGTCAATAGACCAACCTTGAATGTCGCCGATAGCCAATATAATAACCAGAACAGTATCAGCTTCTTGAATACTGCTCCGCAATATTTGGCACAAGCGACTGCCTTCTCTCCAACCTTATCGGAACCATATACATTGATTTCTATTGGTAATGGTGCGGCTGGCTTTGGCGTGCAAACATTGATTGGAGATAGTGGCGATAACTACGTCAACACCACTGGTTATCAGAGCTCTGGTTCTACCATTGATATTGATGCTATTTTCGCCGCTGGAACCATTACTGGTGATCCAGTGATCTTATTCAACGAGTTCAACGACCCCAATAGCACACTTAGTTTGACCGCCTTTACGCCAGCCTTTTCTGGCGAAACTTTCGGCGTGCCTACGCAACCATTCTTCTTCGGTGGAGGCGCTGGAGGTACCTTTTTTAGTCTAAAAGGCAAGATTGTAGAAGTGTTGGTAATCAATCGCGTGATGACCTCGACTGAACGCACCAACTTCTTGGCTTATGCCGGCGCCCTCTATAATATCAGCATAGGACCCTGAACAATGCTTATCAAATTGATCGTGCAAGACCTTACCCAGCATTATGATATTCACGCTTCAGCCGTGGTTGGGGGAGCCGTTAGCTTTGTGGTAGGGATGCAGGATCGCTTAGTGGGCGTCTTCTGGGCCGTGGTCAGCTCATTGGTTTGTTTTGCCGTCATACGAGGGGTCAAGCGATTGTTCAAGATCAAGGATTGACTCGAATCAAGAGAAAGTGATCAACAAGCGCAAGCGTTCTTCGGTAATGTTGAAAGGTAGCAGAGGCAACGTGGTCATATGTTCCAATGGGAGTTTGCGAGGCCACAACCGAAGGGGAGCCGCCGTAAACCTTCGATCACTAAGGTAGACGCAACGATCGCGAAACCATGCGAGAGTGCCTCCACTGGGTAGAAACCAGTAATAGACATCGCTATCGACACTATATAGCATATCGCAATCTTTGCTGCATTCCGAATACTGACCTTTTTCGATGCGCTTCCACAACTTGCCGCAACGCGGACACAATTCATTTGATATTATCTCTCTCATAAAAAAGACTTCAATCGAGCTATGCGTTCCATTTGATCAACAGTATATTGGATATTTCCTAAATACCAACAATCGAATGATGGTCGATAGGCACATTTGCAATCATAACAGACATATTTGGTATCTCTTTCGTCCATTCCAATCAATGATAGTATCATGTCTTTTTGGCAAATTGGACAATAATGCTTCATATTTTGGCAGATCATAAGAAGGCTTTCAGTTTAGCAATTCGTTCCATTTGAGAAACAGTATAGAACCTTTGGTGTTCTTCAAACCAATAATAGTCAGTCTCTGGTAGCAAATTGTGTTGTACTTGATATAAATCTTCAAGTAATCGTCTATCAACTATAATTCCTTTTGAATAGAAGAATATATTACACTCCAAACATCGATCATCCCAGAATCTCGGCTCGGTATCTGGTATCATTTCTTTTTGGCACATTGGACATTTCATAGGAAGGCTTTCAGGCGGCATATTCTTTCCATCTCACTAACAGTATAGAACTTTTGGTGTTCTTTGAAATAGTAATAGTCAGTATCAAGTTGTAGATTTACCTGTTGTATTTTTTCATTTTGAGTTAGCCATCGTTTATGTGCTCTGAGTATTTCTTTTGAGTAGAAAATAATATTACATTCAGCACAAACATAATCAAACTGTTTCGGCTTGGTATCTGGTATCATTTCTTTTTGACACATTGGGCATAGCATATTAGTTAGCTCATTGAAAAGTTATTATTGTTTGTATTCGTAGCAGTGTGGTGGTAGCTGGCTCTAACACTATACCTTGGATGGTGAGCGAATGGACGCATGGACATTCTGGCGGATCAAGAGCACTTGATGGCGGAAGAGGTGACGCAGGTATGCCGAATGAAAATACACCGAGACCAGCAGCTGCCTGTCTATTGATCGAATTGATTGCTTCTCTGAATAGTTCTTCTTCATTTTTGCCTGCGTATCTTCTTCTTGCCTCGCACATTTCACACTGGCAATTTGATTGGTCATCTGTCCATTCTATTTCTGTGTCACCATCGAATGGAGGTTGTAGATTATTGCTACACGTTATCCCATATTTGCCGATCTCAAAACTCCAATATTCTATATCTTCCACCGTTTCATAGTTGCAATCATTATTAGTGCAACACGAGTTGCCAAGATGAATACCATCCATTGGTGACTTGCATAAGCGACATAAACGAAGGTTCATTTTGCCTTTATCATAGATAATAATGGGTTGTTGCTATAAGACCATTCTACCGCCTCAGTAGGTGAATATAGCAAAGTCATTGGATTGCCATGGTCGGCTATGTTCTCTTGCATTCGAGCGATGGTGCGCATGATATTATCGATGCTTTGTTGCTCGGATTGGAGAGCCAGCCTTCGGAGTTTTTTCTTTTTAGATCGGCTCATTTTACCTTTATCATAATAGGTTGAGTTTGATATAGACAAGAGAAGCTACTATAATATCACCTAATAATATTAGGAGTAATATTTCAAGAATCTTCATTTGTTTTCTCCATTATTTCCGCGTTGATAGTCTTTGAGAATTTGGATAGCTGCTTTGACTGCATTTGCCTCGTCATATAGTCGAACTGGCAATATCACACAGTGACCTGACATATCGTGACTATGATCTAATGATAATTGCAATATAGCTATGGCGGCGGATACATCTACCTTTGGTTCTGCAAATCGTCTCTCTTGATTGTCCGAATTGGACATTATTTTTGCAATTATACCTCCATCTAACCATTTATCAAATTCAGGTCTAGATGGTGGAAAGAATGTATCATACACTGGGTTTTTGAGCCATTGTACAGTGGCTTTCGGATCGTCTGAACGATCAATATCTGTCTGTGATATTCTAAATGTTTGAGCTTGCTCTAATTTACCCAATCGTCGGTCAAACTCAAACAAGGTGCCGCTGGGTCCGCTTCCATCATTCCAATATCGAGAAATATAGGTCTTTTCTATTTTATTAAGACGACCTTCTAACCAATAAAACTTCTCTTGTAGTATTTCTATTTGTGATTTAGGTGTTTTGGTGGTCATTTGTTATTCTCCATTATTTCCGCGTTGGGTCTGATCAATGCCGCATTTCTCTAGCAGAAAGTGGGAGAGAGCGTCAAAGGCGCTCATTACTCGATTGGGTATTCCGTAGTTGCAATATTCTTCGTTGATAATTGGTGGGTTTGTCATTGTTTCTTTTCCTTTTGCTTGTTGAGTTTGGCTTTCAGTAGCTTGACCACGGCTCTTCGTTCTTCTTCGGTGGGAGCCCTACACGGGTTGAGGCGCCCAAAATCTCCTCTCAGCTCTAGAGAGGCAATGTTATAGTTCACTGCCGCATCTTCTTCGGTATCGAAGGAGCCCAAATAGAAGGGGCGATCCTGGTGGCAGATCTTGGCCGTCCAGCGTCCTTTCTTTTGGTGTTGGGCCGGGCAAGAAACCCCCTTGTATTGGCTGGTAAAGTCTCCCCTCAGCTTATAGTAACGGCTGGTGTGTTGAGAGTATCCGGCCGGCAATAGGTTGGATAGTTTGAGGTTGGTGGGATCTTCATCGATCAACCGGATGAAACGAGCCGTGGACCATTCCCCGGTCCCTAGGTAGTGGGCGATCCTAACCGCTTGGATACGGACGTAGGACAGTTGCCCCTTGGGGGAGCGATACATCACCCTATGACTAAAATCCCCATAGACGGGGCTAATATGGGGAGCCGTCCCGTTGTGGCAAATCAGCTTACCCTTCCTGGGCTGGTAGGTGAATTGGTCATCAATCAGACGCAAGAGACGGCTGAGGGGCCAATAGACGGGCTTAGCGTTTTTGGTCCACGTAGCTGCTTTGATTCGTGGTTCTTTCTTCATTTTAGTTTGCTTTTTCCGATTGTTTCACCATGATTTCCTCTGGCTTTCCGTCTTCAAAATAAGCATCCATCGCGTGCAAGGCTTCCTGTCTGGTGCGGTAGACGCCAATGATATAGACTTGATCTATCTCGCCCATGGTACGATTCATCGGATTGACCCTTTGTTGGTGGTCAACCCAATGCTCCAAATCAAATCCCAAATGCACCAACTCAAACCAATCATACTCCTCGGGCACTTCGATTTTGCTGGTAATCATTCGCCCAACGTCATTCTTGGCGGTAATATCTATTGCTAACCATAATTCTTTTGTCATTATCTTTCTTCTTTCCAACCATATTTGCTATGGTCTATTCTGTTGCTCTGACAATCCCAATTCATTCCTTTGGGAGTTATCACATATTGCTTATCTACATCTGTTGAAGCTATTAGCTTATGATCCAGCATATATTGGAAAGCCCATTGTTGCTCTTTGGTCATAAACTGGATGGGCTTGACATTATCAATGGTGAGTTGCTGGCGGAAGCTAGCGAGGTATGGTTCAAGATCGAACGTCATCTTTGACCACTATATTGATGAAGGCAATCTCTCATGATATACTCCAATCTATTTCACCTATTCTCATCTCTCCGGCTTCGGTCAAGAAGTGTTTGATAGGCTTCTCGCCCTCCACCCTGACTAGCTGTTGAATAATCAACTCTTTGAGGCATTTGGTAATGGCGCTATTGCCACCTATAACCCGTTGCTTGATGGCCTCCACAATGATGCCGGGAGAGGCCTGAATAGCCCCTAGGATGCCAGCCACCATTTGTTGCTCTCTATGAGTGTCGCTATCCACACAAGGAACCAATTGGATACCCTTGCGGGCCAGCAACTTGGGGGACATTTCCCCGCAATCCTCGATAGTGAAAAAGCTTTGGTAGGGAGCTACTAGGCGCCTTTTGCCAAGCTCGATCGAAATAACGGGGCTTCCTTCCTCGGCGGTTAGGTGAATACTACCGCCAGCGGCGGAGATAATCGAGCCGCTCCCTTTGGGCTTCTTGAGGTTGCCGCTTGCCGCCGATTTTGGCTCATGGTGCAGGACCAAGACCACGCAGCCAGAAAGGGCGCTAGCCTTGTTGAGCAAATCGACATAGGTTCGGATCTTATCCTCATTGAGATCCGCGCCCGGAATAGCGGCAGTGAAACAATCAATGATACAGAGCTTATAGTCTTTCAGTAGCTTGACCAATTCATCCAAGCCAATATCGTGTAGGTTCCAAGTAGGAGAATAGTAATCAATCCCTTCAAACGACTTTAGATTCATTCCGTTAGCCGTCCTCCAATACCAAAGCTTGGTATACTTCTCTCCTTGATCCCAATCCAAGTGCAGAACCTTACCCGTCGATTGGACATCCAAAGCCCCTAAGACCGGTTTGCCGTGCACCACACAATAAGCCAAGTGGGCGGAGAACCATCCTTTGCCGACATTGGAGAAGCCTACCAGCATGCTAACTGGGCCGGGAGATAGTCCCAATTCCCTTACTAACCAATTCATCTCGGGTATTTCCTGTTCCTCAAACCAATCCCAACAGATTGGGGCTTTGGTGGCATCCGGTTTGGCTTTCGGTGGCTCTTGTTTCGCGGGTTTAGGGAGGAAGTAATAGTTTATCTTGCCCCTAATGATGTCGTATTCTGGGTGCGGTATCTGTTTCTGACAGCCCAAAAGGAAGGTAATAGCCTCTCCTTGTGAGCCTGTTGCTACGGCGGTTGAAAAATAATGTTCAATGATATTTTGATCCATGTTGCCTGTCTTTCGCTGCAACTCGCGGTATATACATGGTGTGGGCATTGGTGCCCGCTCTGATCATGTGTTTGCCTTCGAGAAAGCGCCCTTTAGTAGGGGGCGCTTTTTTATTTGTTGACTGTCAAACCCCTTTCGAGCAAGAGCACCATAAAAGCATTGAGCGTCAATGGTTGATCGCTTTGGGATCGTTCCAAGGCGTGAGCCAATAGAAGACGATTCTTGAGATCAACTGGAACGCAGATATTTACCGCTTTTGTTGGTTCGTTGCTTTTGATTCGGTTTGACATATTTGACTTCCTTACAAGTCTTTATATAACCGCCTTTCGAATTGTTTGAACAAAATGGGAGCGGGCACCCAAACTCCGCTTTGCTATCATCCTCCCCTAGGAAAACCATCCGGAGGATGATAGCAGGTCAATACGGTGAGAGCTCCATAACCTACGGGTTATGGGAGCGCGCACCTCCTCTTTGACTTCGGGATAGGAGGATAATAGACCTTCTCATACTCTCTGGGGGAGGTTAGGCCCGCATGGAGGATGATGGGCTAATTGTCGAAAATATAAACAGCGACCCCGCCCTCAAAGCCCGCAACTCCTCTGGGCTTATTGTTATATTTATGGTGGGCGGTTAGTTTCCGTCTTTCTCTAACCGCCCCTATTCTATCTATGAACCCTCATCATCATTCTATTCAAGAGCTGGAAGCCTTCCTGCAAGAGGTGGCATCCTCCACCGATCCCGAGAAGGCTCACCTTATCCGCGCTCTCCAAAATGCCATTGCCGATAAGCACCTAGCCCTTACTACCGTTGATGATTCGATCCCATCTCAACTACTCCTAATACCAAGGGAGCAATTGGAACAATGGATGTTCAACTTTCGTAGTCAAGAGATGGTGGTTCCCCGCGAACTATACGAAGCCATTGAATTGCAACAACCCTCTATTGGAGAGGAACAATCCAGAATGTATCTTGCTCTTCTGGTTAGAGATTATCACAAAGGAAACATACTATAATGCCAACTACCTTAGAGAAGCGCACCTTTCTCCTTCATATGAAACAACCCGAGTTTAGAAACAAGCTCCGAAGAGAACTGTTAGATCAACTGGCACAATTGGATAAGCTGGAAGAACAATTAGCCCAATTGCCGGCCGATGTTGATCCAACCTTCCAAGCCGTGGAAGATACGATAATCCTAGCGAGTGAGAGGAAGTAAATGGATCTATCTCTCCGATATCAACAACTACATTATGACCAATGGGTTGAGAAGAAGCAATTAGCCAACCAATTACAGATCACCATCCAGCCTTGCCCCACCAACTCCCCTAATTGCTTCGTAGCAGAGGTGTGCGGTCTGGTGCATTGCTTCTACGACTGCCATCACTTCGATGGTGTCCTCTGCCGCCCCTAAACGGAACGCTAAGAAGCGTTCCTTACGCTTCGCTAAGGAGCTCTCAAATGCCTATCTACCAAATGACCTGTGATACCTGCCAAACCTCAACCGAGGAATTTCTACACTTATCTGAGGTGGAGCAATTCACTTGCCCTACTTGCAGCGGCCCCACCCATAGGGATCTGTGTCTACCCACTTCCGAGGTAAGTCCCAAATATCGCGAGATGTACCAACAAGCGCAAAGCATGAGAAACAAAATCTTAGGCAAAACACCATTCCGAAAATATTCAGAATCACAAGTAAGGAATGGATAATGCCCAAGCCCTCTAAACGACACCCCGGCCGAAACCGAGTTTTCCCCAATCTGGATCTTGACTTCTACTGTCTAGCCGTTCGTCTGCATGATGAGCTATTCAAGCTGATTCGCACCCCGGATCTGTCCAAGCCCGAGATTGATAAGATGAAGGAAATCGTCAATATGATGGTTCTGATCAAGAAGACGCTCCCGGTAGCTATGACCAAAAAGAACCAAAAGGATACCGGTCTTTCGTTTGCAGAACTCACGGGCATTGATGCCCCGCAAGTTGATGACACGGCTCCTATTGACGATGATAATCCCTTCGGATTGAAGCCACCTCCCCTAAGGATTGATGGTATCAAATAACGTTCTCCTTGCCATTCGCAAGCATTGCTTTCCCCAGCAATTAGCGTTTATCAACGACAAGTCCAAACGTAAGGCTCTGTTCGTGGGCAGACGTGCCGGTAAGTCAACCGCCATTGGTGTCTATTTCCTTCTTGCCGCCCTGACTAACCCGGGTGTCTCAATCCTGTACTTCGGTCTAACCTCAGGCTCTGCCGAAAATACGATGTTTCCCATTCTCCTCGGTAAGGAAAACGGGATTATCCCGCAACACCTCTCCGAGAAGGACTATAAGTATAACAATAACGAAAAGCTAATTGAGTTCTCCAACGGTGCCTCTATCAAGTTTGCCGGCTTGGATGTCTCTTACAAGGAGGTAGGGAAGATCCTAGGCTCCAAACGCTATATGGTGTGCGTGGACGAGTGCCAAAATCAAACCCAAGATCTCAAGAAGATGGTGCAAAAGGATATTGGGCCATGTGTCTCTGACTATCTGGATAAGGGAGGTGGTCAAATCATCTTGGCTGGCACAGCCGGTGATTTTATGGGAAGTAACTACTGGTTCCAAGTCAATGAGCAGCAACCCATCATAGGGATAACGGAGAACCTGGGTTGGTCGATTCACCATTGGGAGCACGACGATAACCCCCATATGGCCAAACAGAAGCGAATCGAGCAAGACAACTTCCTGGCCGAGTTTGGCCCCACCTACATCGAAGAAGACTTCTGGCTACAACAATACCTGTGTAAGTGGATTATTTCCAAAACCCGTCTTGCTTTCCACTTCTCTAACGCTAACTTCTTGGGGCACCCTGACTGTCAAACCATCAAACCGGCGCAACACTTCTTCGACCATGCCACGGGAGCTATCTACGGTCTTGGTATGGACTGGGGCTTCAGTCCCGACCCCATGACCTTTTTGGTAGTGTGCTATAATCTAACCTATTCCAATAAACTCTTTATCCTCAATGAGCATATGCAGAACGAAATGTATGTGCCCGACATTCACGAGCATATCAAGCTACTGGATCGTCGATACCACTTTCAGTTTATGGTGGCGGATGCTGGCTCCCAAGCCAAAGCCCAAGTGGAAGATCTCAATAACAACTATGGGTGGAGTATCCACTATGCGGAAAAGTTGGGGAAGAACGCACATATCAACACCCTAAACGGAGATCTGAGAGCTGGCACGGTTCTGATAGATAACTGCCCTATTCTCAAAGACGAGATGTCCAAGATGATTTGGGATCCGGTCAAACTCAATACGGAGAATAGGCGCGAGTTCAAGTCAGGCCTTAGCGACCATATGCTGGACGCTATGGTCTATGCACACCATTACTGCCGCCCTCACTGGTATAAGGCGCCCAAGCCCAAAGCCTTGCCTCCCACTATCGAGCAACAGAACTATGAGCTGGCCAAGCTTCTCATTGACCGCAACAAGCCAAGGCCCATGATACAGGGTGGCTATCTCCCATCCTCGGTAGCTGGGATTGACTTCTCTAAAGCAGGGTATAAGCCCGGAAAGCACCGATAACTACCTACTCTCTACCCTATTCTAATAAGGGGTAGAGTTAGGTATGGGATTAGGTTATGCTTGTAGTTCTATGTAGTTAGCTGACTTTCCGTAGCACTTTCGTTTCAGCCGAACCAAGATCGATCCCACGCATTCATACCTACCATATATTGTATTAGGTGAAGCTTGCTTCTTGCGAAGCAGGTGCTGGCTTATAGAGCCTAAACACATACCAGTAATAGTATGTAGGGAGCTACCCGATTGTGTGGGTTATGGTGCGATACCTGAACAACCCTCAATGTGGCAACTGACTGACAACGGCAAGCCGGTCAGACGGCTTTTGTGGCTCGATTGCTCAATGATTATAGCCAATAACAGCGATAGGGGCGAGAGGTTTATAGCCTCACCCCCTATCCAGCGCCCCAAGCCAACAAAGCCAGAAGCCCCTAGGAGCCGTTTTAGCTCACTAGGGGCTCCCTATGCCCAACCGAGGGCCGCTAGGCCCGTATAAGTCATCCTAGGAGGGGCTAGACCCCTTCTTGCCTTGCCTTATCACCTTGCCAAAGTGGATGTTGTTCGCTTGGGTCTTGCCAGTAGCGGTTGGAGATCCTTTTGCATCCTTGCAACGAACAGTCCCTCCGCTTGGTCCCAAGATGGTGCCGAAAGTCTCATCCTCCCCGCCAATCATAATGTAATCGGCAAGCTTCTGGTAAGCCTCATCGTGTTGAGCTATCCCCACCTTTAGCTCTCGCAAGGCATACTCAATCAAGACCGGTCTTGGGAGGATGTCTTTGCCGGCTTGGTCATAAACGGCATGCAATGCCTTCCCCATGTTCTTCTCAAAGTTGCGCCGGCTCTCCTCTTCCGCCGCAATCTTGCCCACTTGCTCGCCCAACTCTCCCCGAAACCAATCAACCGCCAGCTTGCTATCAAATTTACCGCCCTTGCTGAATTGCGGGTCTGTAATCAAGCCGTGCCAATCAACATTGCTCATCGTGGAAACCTCCAATAAGCCAAGGTTAGCAAGCAAGCCGTTAGCTTGCAACATCAAATAATAGTTCAAGTGATCCCGAAACTTATCAAGGGTCGCCATAGGCAAAGCTGAACCAAGCTCGCTCCTAACCAAGTATTCTTCCCAATCAACCCAATCTTTTATCATTCCGCTTGCTTATCCCTTTGGGATCGGCCCTTGACAAAAAACCTCTCGCCCCTATATTGGGCAGAATGAAGAATAACACCAAAGGCTCGATCCATCTCAAACCTGTAGCAGGTTCCAACGACAGCAAAACAGGCAAACCCACCTCTTGGGACGTCTCCTTTACGGTCGGCAAGCATCGGGAGCGCAAGAGACTGACCCAATACTCCCAAGCCCAAGCTTACCAGTGGGCAGAGAAGCGACGGAATGAGCTTCGCAACCCGGCTCCTATCGCCCCTACTGCTCATACCTTTACCAACCTGATTGACCTTTACAGGTCTCGACACCTCCCTACCCTCTCGCCCGCTTATCAAGACAAGGTCTCGTCTGCCATTGACAAGCGCCTCTTACCACACTTTGGCAAGCTGGCCCTTACCTCTATTACCCGAGGAACCATTGATGACTACCTCGCCTCTCTTCGTCCTGATTGTCAGCCCAAAGCCCAAAGAGACCACCTTGCCTTATTGCACAAGCTTTTATCATTAGCCGTGGAATGGGAGTTGCTCCCCTTCCTTCCTACCTTTCCCAAGGTCAAAGCGCCAGCTACCGATATACCCGAGTTTCTGACCCCAGAGGAACACGAGCAACTGTTAGCTTCCGCCAGAGACCACGAAGAATATACGCTCTTACTCTTTGCCACCGATAGCGGCACACGATCCGGCGAGCAACTGGCCCTCTCTTGGTCTGACATCCGCCCTAATCAACTCGTCCTATCCAAGTCTCTGGCCAAAGGGACCGTGGACAGTGGCATCAAGACTACCAAGTCAGGCAGGCCACGGGTGGTGCCTCTCTCTGACCGTCTGCAAGCCGCCCTCACTAAGTTGCGAGCCGACAGAGGGGCGGTTGGGGTTGCAGATGACGCCTTGGTCTTTGGCTCCTACATCCCCTCGGTTCGAGCCCTCTACAAGCGGGTGGGGCGAGCATGTGTCAGGGCCAAAGTCAAGGCCACCTCTCGCCATGGCCTTAGGCACACCTATGCCTCTTGGCTCATCTCTTCCGGCAAGGTCTCTCTGACAGAGCTGCAAGCCCATCTGGGGCATAGCTCTGCCGCTATGACCCAACGCTACAGTCATCTGATACCCGGCACAGGGGATAACGTCCGGGGTGTGCTGGACGGTCTTTCTGCCCCTAAACCGAGCCTTGACAACGCTACAAATTCCGGCAGTGGTTTGACAACTGACTGACAACGGCTCCACTTTTCGGCTTGTCAATCGGCTCTTTCTTCAAGCATTTCAGCCATATGCATATGTCGGGGCGAGAGGATTTGAACGTCTCTCGCCCCCTAATGGTTTCGCTATCTTGCACAATTCTCGTTGTCATTCCGCAACCTTATAAATTGGCACGAATGTTGTAAGTTATCCTCGCGCCAAAGCGGTTTGGCAATGGCGTGACAACGGCAACGCTCCCAACCATATGGAATATTTCGCCATGGGGGTATGTCCTACACAATTCATACCGCCACCCTCTTGGAGGCTTGCCAGAAACTTCCCGACCACACTTTTGACGCTCTCTTGGGCGATCCGCCCTATGGCCTCAGCTTCATGGGGAAATCGTGGGATTATGACGTTCCCACCGTAGCCGAATGGCAAGAGCTTCTTAGGGTCTTGAAACCCGGCGCTCCTATTGTGGTCTTTGGTGGTAGCCGCACCTACCATCGCTTGGCCGTCAACTTGGAAGATGCCGGGGCAGAGCTTAGGGACACCCTTTGCTACCTCTACGCCAAGGGGATGCCCAAGGCGCTGAACGTCTCTAAGGCTTTGGACAAGGCTGCGGGTGCTACTCGCCCCATTGTCGGCACCCGCATCTTGACGGGCAACGCTGGCGTTAGCCTCAAAGACAAGGGAGGTACCTATGGTGTGCAAGTGGGCACCGCTGGCAATGTGGAGGTGCCCGTTACCGCTAGCGCCACTGACCTGGCCAAACAGTGGGAAGGCTACGCCACCAACCTAAAGCCTTGTCATGAACCGATCGTCTTGGCTCGCAAGCCGCTGGACGGAACGGTGGCTCACAACGTGGCCACGTGGGGCTGTGGCGCTCTCAACATTGACGCTTGCAGGATTACCCGCTCCGAAGGCGATGAAAGCGGTTGGAGCCATTCTGGGAGCCCAGCGGGGGATAACTTGGCCCTTGCTGGAGCCAGCTATGCTCGCCCTCCCAAGCCGGATGCTTCGGGACGCTGGCCCTCCAACGTTCTCTTGGATGAGTCTGCCGCTCAACTTCTGGATGCCACCGTAGGCAACCGCCCCTCTACCAAGGGAAAGCGTGGCAGCAAAAAGGGCTCCATCTTGGGCAAAGCCAAGGGGCAAGCGCCTGACTTTGGTTATGATGATAATGGGGGGCCGTCTCGTTTCTTCTTTACTGCTAAGGTCAGCACCAAAGAACGAAACGCCGGTATTACTTCTAAGGCTGGGTGTTCTCACCCCACCTTGAAACCCATTTCGCTAACCACTTGGCTCGCTAAGCTTCTCTTGCCAGCCAACCCACAAGCTAAACTTTTGGTGCCGTGGAGTGGTGCGGGTAGCGAGATGATTGGAGCCGGCTTAGCAGGTTGGACAGACATTACCGGTATTGAGATGGAGGCGGAATATGTCGCCTTTGCCCAAGACCGTTTAGCTTATTGGTTGGGTTGATATGCTTACTCTTGCCGATACTACCATCCGCTTAGGCGAAACCACTGACCTTGGCTTCATTGTCGATAGCTGGGCTCGCTCCTTTACGGCCACCTATCCCAATCAATACATTTTGGATTTCCAAAATAAATTCAGAAGACAAGCGGAAACGATGCTTGCCGCCTCCACTATCTTGGTTTCTGTCTTGGATGACAGCCCCGATGATATTGTTAGTTGGCTGGCGTATCGCTCCTTCCAAGGACAATTGGTATGCCTCTATGCCTACACAAGGCCCGATGAGAGGCGCCAAGGCTTCCTCCACCAACTCTTGACCTTCGCCAATCCAGAGGGGCACCGCGTCATCTTTACTTACCCAGCCAAGAATGAAAACGCTATGCGCCACCTCTCCAACAAGTATTTGTTCGACCCTTATCTGTTAGGACTTCTATGATCAAAATCTTCCTTCGCACCGCTTGCCCACAAGCCAACCCTTTCCACTTCTCTTCTACCATTGACACCAATGAAGAGGAATGCACGCAAGGGACAACTGGATATTACATTGCCAGAGGTGGCAAGACTTACCATATCCCCTTCTCTAACATCATTTGCGTGGAAAGCGATCCGCCCAATAGGGATGCTTGGAAGAGAAGCGTAGCTCCTGCGGAGCAGTCAATACCACTAAAACCAAAGAAGAAATAACCAATATCTCAACATAATCTTATGACTTTTGATAAAAACTATCTACAAAATGTAGAAAAAGCAATGAAACTAATGGCCAAGCACGCCGTTACCGAAATGCAGCTACCCGATGGGACGAAACTCGTTAGGCCGTTGCAAGCCGCTTTCCTCCCTAAGCAGAGGCTCCTATCTTCCGCCAACGCTCCTAAGGCCTCCCAACCAATCAACGACCCTACCCAAGGCGTGGATATTCGTTTTGCCGCCGTCTCTCCCACTGCCAAAAACGACTTTGCCCGCTATCGCGCTTCCAGCGTCCTTCGGGTCAATGGTGAGAGTTCATAATGGGCGCCCCAAAGAAGCGAGCTTCCAATAAGCTTCCCGTGGAAGTCAAAGCTATCAATCTCAATCAAAAGATGTCCAAGAGCCAAGCCGCCCCTAAAAGGGACGTTTGGGGCTCCAAAGCTTTCGACGATCAGAATAAACATTGGTATGTGCTCCCTACCGAGCAAGTAGCTAACGCAATCAAGCAAATCGTTATCCAGATTGACCGCAACAACAAAGACATTACCAACGAATGGGAAACCTACGCGGGTATGTATGGCAATTACAGCGATATGGGTTTCAATAGTCCGGGTGGCGCCAATAACGATACCGTCTTTGCTGCCAACACCAACCTACCCTCTTACAATGTTATTCAATCTTCGGTGGACACGCTCAATAGCAAGATTGCCAAAGACAACCCTAAACCCTACTTCATTACCTCGGGCGCTGATTATTTCACTAAACTAAAAGCAGAGAAGCAAACCCAGTTTGTGCAAGGCGTCTTTCAAGAGACTGACTTCTACAATAAGATCAATAACCAAGTTTTCCGAGATGGTGCCTTATACGGTCTTGGCGCTATCAAGTGGAAGATCGATCGCGTCACCAATAAGCCGGCTTGTGATTGGGTCTTTGTCGATGACATCAAGATCGACCGAGTAGACGCCATGAAGAAGAAGCCTCGCTCTATTCACTTATGTTCTTTGGTGCAAAAGGAATGTTTAGAAGCCGACTACCCCGATAGTCAACAGGAAATTGATCGTATTACCACCCAGCGACCCGATTACATGCGATCCAGACAGACGGTAGTTGAGTTTATGATCGTTACCGAGTCTTGGCACTTACAGAACGGCGACAAACCCGGCAGGCACGTGGTATCAGTGGAGGATGTTGTCTTATTGGATGAGGAATACAATGAGGATTATTTCCCGGTAGTCTTCTTCAATCTGTACGATAAAACGATGGGCCTCTTCGGTAGAGGCTTGGGCGATACTCTCTACTCTGACCAAATCGAAATCAATAAGCAACTTTTGATGATTCAACAATGCATTGAGTTGCAAGCGGCTCCCATGATTTTCGTTCCCACCCAAGCCCAAATCTCAGCCGATGTCTTGCTCTCCAATAATATTTCCAGAATGATCCCTTACAACGGAATGAGCAATCCTCCTACTCCGGTTAGCCCGCAAGCTTGCGACCCTGCTTTGTATGAATGGGTCAAATGGTGGATTTCGGCGGCTTATGAAAAAGCGGGTATCTCGATTACTTCCGCCTCTGGCACCAAACAAGAGGGGGTCGATTCTGCGGTCGCTATGCGAACCTTGGTCGATATTGAATCGGGACGCTGGATCCAAGTCTCTAAGAACTGGGAGAGCTTCATTTGCCAAAATGCGGAAGTGGTGATGAAGGTCTCTAAGCGAGTGTATGAGAAGAACAAAAGCTTTTCCGTTCGCTATATGGATAAGAAATCCAAAATTATCAAAGATATTCCTTGGTCTAAGGTGATGACGCCCGATGATAGCTTTGTCATCCAATGCGATACCATTTCTAGCTTTGCTTCTTCTATGTCGGGCAAGATTTCCACTATTCTTGACTTCTTCTCCCAAGGCATTTTCTCTCAACCAAGAACCTTGGAAATGTTGGGAATGGATCCTGATATAGATGAAGAATATAAGCTACAAACCGCTTCTCTTCGTTTGTGCGAGAAACGACTGTCAGCCATGGTAGAAGACAATATCTATCAACACCCTGAACCTTATATGGATCTCAAGTTGGCTCAAAGGGTCTCTCAAATGACATACGAGCAACTCCAAATCGACGAATGCCCCGAAGAACGCTTGCAGTTAGTCAGACAATGGATCGGTGAAATTATGACCATGCTCGGCTCTCCCGATCCCACGATATCGGCATTGCAAAATGCTCTCAACCCTCCCCCTCCAACCGCCCCAGTAGCGCCCCAAGCTGGCGTTGCTCCGGTCGCGGCTCAACAATAAAAGCAAGGACCTATGGTAAATTCTCTCTCCGCTAATAATTTCAACCTTTCGATTGTCCCCCAAGCCCCCTCAGCCCCAGTTGGCAGCAACCCACCCGATCGCACCCCCATTGGCAAGCCGGTCACTCGCACCCTTCCCCCTCTCAAACAATACAATCCAGAGACCAAAATGTCAGAGGAAATCCCCTCGGCTTTGGATGGGGCGAGCAAGCCCAAGAAGGAAGCCAAGAAGACGGATAAAGCCGCCAAGGAGGATAAGCCAGAGGCAACCGACAAGACTAAGCGCCATGCCGATTGGAAAGCCGCCCAAGAAGCCAAGAAGGCGCAAGCCGCCCAAGCCAAGACCGACAAGCAAGTCAAAAACCAAGCCCTCGCTCTCGATTTCATGCGTCAAGGCAACTTCCACAAAGCGGCGGAAGCCCTCGGAACCACCGTTCCGGAATTGCTGGCTCTAACTCAAAATGCAGCCTTGGGGCTCGCCCAAGAGCCCAAGAAGCTCTCTCCCGAGGAGCAACGCGCCAAGGATGAGGCGGACTATCGAGCCTCTACCGAACAGAAGATAAAAGAACATGAACAATTCAAATACCAAGTGGTAGCAGATAATTACATTAGAGAGAATATCAACCCTGTTCTTTCGGATGTTGAGAAATATCCACTATTGAATAAGAACAAGGACAATCTCCCAAGGCTCAAAGCAGGTATTTACGACTTTCTCAATAAGCACTATGTAGAAACGGGAGAGGTATTATCCATTGGAGATATCCTTGATACCTTAGAGGCTCAGACAGAAGCCGCTGCCAAGCAATCTTTGGAAGAATTGAAAGGCATCAAGAAGTTTGAGAGCTACTTTGCTCGACAAGAAAGAGAAGAAGCGGAGGCCCAAGCCGAGCAAGAAGAAGAGGTAGAAGAGCCAGAGGAAGAAACCGAAACGCCGGAAGAGGAGCCAGAGGAAGATTGGGAAACCCACGATGCGCCTAATGTCTCTTCCGTTACTTCTATCTCTACCAAGGGCGGCCAGAAGGTTCCTTTTGCACTTCTCTCTGAAAAGGACAAACTAAAAGCCATTGCCGAAAGCAGGAAGGCGCAAGAAGCGAGACGCAAGCGATAATTTTTCGTGTTTGAGTCGTAAGCGGCGCCTTCTCTGTGAAAGCCTACTAGATAAGCGATTTGCAGCTATTCTTTCTTCTTCGCTCGCATATTTCGTCTTACCTTTGTTAGGACTTGGCTTGCCTTTCTTGGTTGCTGACATCTTCCTAATACTTTCTTCGGAGTGTTTGCGCCCTACCCAAGTTTTATTTCCGGGTGCTCCCTTGTTTCCCTTGTGGGCTTCGGACATCTTTTTGATAGAGGCGGCAGAGTGTTTCTTGCCTTTCATGGGCGCCCCTCCCCCGTCTGACACATTATAGACATACTCTCTGCCAAGCTCCTTTCTCATCTTGGCAATCATATCAATCTCGTAATCATCTGCCTCTTGTTGAGTTGCTACTTGGTCAATAATCCATAGGCTAAATTCATCTCGACCATATTTTAGTATTGCCCTATCGATTGGCATATACATAGCGTCGCTAAACGTATGCTTTCGATCGCGGTCTTTTAGATCAACCGTCTGTCCAATATACACCTTGCCATTTATTTTATTTTGGTAGCAGTAGAGGGAAATCATCCCTCGCTCTATAACGGCGGGGCGGCTACCCTCTTCGGACCATAAAACATATCAATATTTAGCTATCTCTATTAGCGGACCCTTCTCGCATCGTTCTTTACTGCGCTCCTATTTTTTGGAGAATTTCGTTTCCTTGATTGGAAGGGTTCTAAGCAAAAGCAATCGGCTTTTGCGTGTAATCCTCAACATTTTTTTCAAGGAACTAATACAATGGCTTCTCCTTCCGCGGGTAATAACTCGTCCTCAGTAAAGCAGATTCTAAAACAATGGTATCGTGACGGAGGTATGACACTCTCGACCTTCCAAGACCGTCCTTTTTGGGCGCTTATGAATAAGCAACCCGATAGTTCGGAAGTCCAAGGCTCTACCTTCCAATTCGCTCTCCAAGACAACGATAACCAATCCACTAACACCGTCTTTGGTGCGGCTCAAAGCCAAGCTTACGGTCTTACTGGTAACGTGGCAAATGGTGGAAATAACGCTCTTACCAACTCTACCGCTGGCGCGCAGGGTATCGGTGCCATTGACGTCATACAGTTTAGCGTCTCCCGATGCTATAACTACACCTATGCTTCTATCAGCACTGAGCTCGAATTACAGACCCGTAGCAAGAGAGGTGCTTTCGATAGTGCCGTTACTCGATTGATCCAAAGCTCTCTCAATGGGCTTGGCAACAGTCAAGAAATCGCGCTCTTTGGTGGCAACGCTCCTGCGTCTCTTGTCTCTGGTGGCGTGACTACCTATTCCACCGGGTTTATTGGCACTATTGGAGCCTCTACTAACGTTTCTTCTTCGGCTGGACAATTGGTGCTTGGAACGTCTTCTGATGTCTCCAAATTCAACTTCAACCAAGAACTTGACCTCTATTACAATAACTCGGGTGTCTTGACCAAGCGTAACAACACTTCCGCTGGGACCGGTCTTTTCATTGGTACTGTCAACAGAAACACTGGTGTGCTCACCATCGTCAACTCTTCTGGCACTCCAATCGCCATCAACAGCATCTTTACCGATGCAGCCGTGGGCGATTTCGTGTGCGTCATCAACGACTATAACCAAGGTCAGTTGGTCGGCACTCAACCGCTTGGCAGACTTGCCGGCTTTGAGGCTTGGGTTCCATTCGGTGGCCCGGTTCAAGATACCAATAGCAATACCTTCATGGGTCAAAACCGTAACTTGGGGGACGTGGTTAGACGAGCCGGTAACTGGTTGGATGCTACCGGTGTGATTGGCCCCAACACTGGACGTGTTCTCAATATTGAGGATGCGATCTTGGGCGCTATGACGCAGCAACAAATCAACTCCGACAAGGACATCGACACTTGGGCCATGCACCCTTATCAGGTCTTGAAGCTCAACAAGAGCAATATCAACCGTGTCAACTTCCCAACCGGCAAGCTGGAAACTCCGATCCCAACTCTTGGCTTTAGAGGTTTCCAGATTGAGACGGATCGTGGTTTGTCCGTAGTTCTGCCAAGCCGTTATTGCGGTAATAACCGTCTCTTCGGTTTGCATATGCCTTCTTGGTCCTTCGTTCACTTGGGAGATCCGGTGGAAATGTATGGTGAGGATGGTTTGGACGGTCTACGTGAACCAATGTTGGATGCTAAGGGATATAGGTTCTTCAGCTTCGGAAACGTGGTTTGTGATGAGCCTTCCGCCAACGTCACTTGTAACCTACCGCTCTAAGTTGAAAGGAAACTAAATAACATGCCATTCCAATTTACAGCCTATAAAGGTCAAGCTTCCGATGCTAAAATCGGAGTAGTGTCAGACGGTGATATTTTCACCGTCGCAGATAGTGCGGGTCATACCGTTACGTCTACACTATCTCAATATACTATCTTCTCAGCTAACCCGGTTCGCTCTGCTACCGGAGTTTGGTTCGTGGAAACTCTCGACTCCGTAGCCTCTTCTTTTGACGGCTACTTCAAAGTGATTGATTGCCACGTCTACACCATTCTTGCCAGTGGTCATTATCTGGACGTTCAGTTGCTGCCATTTACTACCGGTAGCAATGGTCAATTGGTCATCAATTGGGTCTTCAACGTAGCAGGCACTCCGACCGATCTTCCCTCTACCGGAAGCCCTCAGTTTGGCGTGTTCCTAAAATACAGCGAAACCTCAATCTAAGGGATGAGAATGCCTAAACTACCCCCAGCACTCGCTTCTGATTTATCCAAGTCTATTGGTATGCCCCCTCCACCCGATAACGGTGCGGATGATATGGGGGATGACAGCGATTCAATGTCCGAAATGGATCATTGTATCTCTGACGTAGCGGATGCCATTGTCAGCGGTGATAAAGATCAAATCATGTCAAGCCTCAAAGATTTGTTTGAGGCGGCCAAAGAAGAGGACTCCGATCAAGACTCTTCCGAACCATAAGGAGAGCTTTTGAATTTTGGAGAATTAGTTATCTATTGTCGACAGAGATTAGGCATCCAAGAAGATGATGCGATCACTCAAGAAGCGTTGTCCACTATGGTCAATCTGTCCTTGGGATCTCTGGACGAAATCCTTGTCACTGACTACGAAGATTATCATATCAAAACCTATCTTGCTACCCTCGGCGGGCCGAGCAACAATAACGTCAACACCAATATGATTCCCCTACCCCCTGACTTTTTCAAGTTGAGGGGCGTAGACTTTGGTTCGCCCGGACAATGGATCACTATCTACGGGTTTGGTTTCCAACAAAGGAATTACTTCAATACGCCTTACTCCAATATGTTTGCCAACTATGGCAACCAAGTGCAGCGTAAGGCGCGTGTGATGGATACCAATATCGTCATTGAGCCTCTCAATCTATGCAGTGGGCAATATCAGATTTGGTATCAACCCAAGTTTCAATGGCTGCAAGATAATCAAGCCTTGCCCTATGATATGGATACAGAGGGCTTTATTGAGTATGCGGTGGCGGCTACTGGTGAAAAGGTCTATACAACGCTGGTATTACCTACCGAAGGCTTTACCGCTCAAAAACTGTATTACGAAGAGAAAGTAAGAAATGCAGCCAAGAATAGAATGAGTATGGGGCCTCAAGTAATGCAAAATTGCTTGAATCGTGGCGGAGGCTGGATGCGCGGCCGTAGAGGGTGGGGGGGCATTTCACAAAGTCTTGATATAGATAGTGCAGGAGATTACAATGCACTATCTTTACACAATAACGAATGGGAAAAATGGTAAAGTTTACATCGGACGGACTATCAACCCGCGCATCCGATGGAAACAACATAAATACGATGCTAAACGAGCGCGAACTGGACAATATATTCACAACGCTATGAAAAATCACGGGATAGATCAATTCACATTTCAAATCGTAGACTTTGCTAATAATCCTTGGCAAGCTGATTGTATTGAGAAGGGTTTGATTACTCGATATGATAGCCGAAATAGAGATAGAGGATATAACCTAAAATCTGGCGGTCAAATGTGGGGAGAAGAACAAAGAGCTAAGATAGCGGAATGGCAGAAGGCTCATCCAAATAAAGGTAGATTTGTAAAGGGGCATTCTAACTCGCCCGAACGAAACGCCAATCACGCAGTTTATATGAAGGCGCATCCTAACAAGGGAACCATCAAACCAAAACGGTATGAATATAGGATACAAAGAACAATCAATGGTAGGAAGGTATGGGGAGAGAAGTTGACGGACCAACAGCTTACAGCGATTCGCAATGATCCAAGAGGGTCTCGTGTTATTGCGACTGATTATGGTTGTCATTACCAAACAATTCAGAAGATCAGAAGGAATAGATAAATGCCAAATGCTGTCAATGTACCTATCGCTTACACCCCACAACTAGGAGCCAATAACTTTGGTTCGATGTCCTCCAATACTGGAACGCCCGGTATGTTTGGGACTGGAATGTATCAAGCTCCTACCTTCAACATCGATAGCTCTGCTTTCGTCAATCCGAACTATCAACCGGGTGCGTATCAGAACGCTGCCAACAACTATTTGGGAGCCACTACCGGCAACCCCCTGCAAGCCGCCCAAGGCTCCACCCCGGGTGCCCAAGCTCAACAACTGGGCTTGGCTAATACCTACGGCAATATAGCCAACGGAACCGGCCCTAACCCGGCCCTAGCCGCTGCTCAACAGCAAGGTGCCTCCAACCTGCAATCGGCGGAAAGCATGCTCGGGTCAGCCAGAGGTGCCGGCAACCCCGCACAAGCCCAATTAGCCGCCCGCAATGCCCAATCCACGGGTGCTCAACAAGTGGCAGCTAACGCGGTGCCAGCCGAAGCCAACCAAGCCCTAGCCGCCTTGGGTCAGCAAGCCAATATCTACGGCACGGTAGCCGGTCAGCAACAACAACTGGGCTTGCAGAACGCGGCTCAACAGAACGCTATCAACCAAGCCAACCAAGCCAACACCTTGCAAGCGCAAACCAACTACCTCAACAACACTGCGGCCCAAGGCTTGGCTAATCAACAAGGTCAAATCCAAGGTCAGCAACTAGGAGTCCAACAACAACTAGGCTTGGGCAACATTGGCAACCAAGCTTATCAGAATGCTGCGGCTAACAACCAAAAGCTAGCCGGCTCCATCTTACAAGGCACTTCCGGCATAGTGGGCGGACTACTTTGACGCTTATTCAATTTACTTCCAACTCCAAACTTTCCGAGAATAGCACCACTAGCCCTTCGGGATCCGCGCAAAGCGCGGCTACCATTAGTCAAGTGGTGAGATTGTTCAACGGTCTAATCTCCAACCTCAATGCTATCTTTCAACAATTACTCAAAAAGGTTCAGTTAGATAGTATTGTGTTGCAGGATATTGCTATTATTGGTGGTGATAATATTATTCCGCATACTCTGGGAAGAACGCTCACCGGTTGGTCAGTTTGTCGCTTGACCCTACCACCGGGCGCATCCTTTCCTCCCACCTTCTACGATAAGCAAAACACGACTACCTACGATACCTCTACCTATTTGGTCTTGACGAGCGATCAGGTTTGTACGGTGAGCCTTATTGTCTTCTAAAACTTCCGTTTGCCTTATACTAAAAGGATATAATTGCTATGAGTGATCCAACCGTTATTGTTACGCCAGAAATGGGCTTGAATGTCCCCACGCTCGTTACACAGGGGCCAGCGGCTCAAGCGGACGTTAGCAACGACCTTATTATCATTGACGGCCACGATCACTCCCCCGGCAATGGCGCACCGATCAATCTGTCAGGACAACCAGTAGACGGCCCGCTCTCCTTGCAAGATAACCCGCTGACCAATACCCAAGCCATTGAGTTTATCTCGCAACCTTCCCAGTTGGTTGGCTCCCAAGATGTCAACACGCTTTATGTCAATCAAAACGTGCTTGGCTTCAATGATAGTAATGGTGTCTTTCATCCTCTTTCGGGTGGCTCTGCCAATATTGTCAATTTTACCAACTTCACTTTTAGGGACGTGTCAGCTAACTTCACCATCGCTTACACCGATACCTATAACCTAATCAATATCAACACCAGTGGAGGCGCCATTACTGGCACTCTCCCGATCGCTGGCTATGTCGCCCCACAAGGCTATCCTCCTTCTACCGGTAGGTTGTTCGTGTTCCGAGATGTTTCCAACAATGCAGGAACCAACAATATCACCATTCAAGTCGCACCCGCTTCTGGCAACACCTTTGGAGATAACGGAAATACCACTTGGGTTATCAACTCCAACGGTGGATATGTTGCCTTTTATTCGGATGGTGTCGATCTTTGGTGGGCTTGGAACCAAGTGGTTTATAGCGGCCAGACTTTGCAGCTCAATGAATCCAACTTCAATATGGTGGGCGGTAACATTACCACCGATAACACTTCCGGCACCTTGACGGCCACTGGCCTCACCTTGACGGGCAACTCTGCTATCAACGTTAGCACAAGCTCTTTTATCAACATCGACTCTGCCGGTCAATTCAATAACAGCGGCACCATCAACAACAACGGCACTACCATTGGAACCAATACCCTCAATGCTGGCAAGACCACCATTGGAGGCACGGGATCTATCCAATCCAATATCGGGGGAGGTTTGCAAAGCATTACTCCGGGGGGCATCCAAAACAATGGCGGTGCTAACGATTGGGTCGGCTTTGCCACTCCCAGAAGCCGAACCTTAGTTTACCCTCTTATCCCCTTGGGCGATCCCAGATTTAGCTATGCTTCCGGCTCTAGTGCTAATGGCACTTGGGCGGTGCCTGGCGACTCCAATCAAACTTGGGGAGCGAATACCACTCAGGTAACTAACCCATCGGGGGGCCTTCTCATTCCCCCTAATCCCGGTTTGATTGGTCCTTACGCCTTTTCGGGCGGAGCTAATGACACTATCCAACAATACGTTCCCATTCCCGTTGTTCACAACAACGCTACTTTAGTCTCTGTTGCCGTTGCTTTCATTGTCAATAACCCTCACCCCGGCAACTCTGGCACCTTGACGCCCGGAACAGATTTTACCTACCCCACTATCAACGTCTTTCGTGTCGATCAAACGGTCAACACGGGTGCCGGCTTAGTCTACCTCAATACAGCTGGCTCTACTCCTACGCCTTATGCAGGTTCGGGCGCTATCTCTGGGGCTACTTGGGTCAATGCCAATAACATCAAGTATCTGACCTTTACTTGCAACACCAATAATACTATCAACAACGCACAATATACCTATTATCTAATTCTGACAGAAGAAGGCAATACCTACGGTATGGGTGGTAATCTCTATATGTCAATGGTTTTGAGCTACGATAATATACAGAGTATGCAGTTTTCAACATAAGGCGCAACATGTCTCTTTCCCCGAAAGCTAGGTTTCAATGACGCTACCGGGCATAACCGTTGTCCCCATTACCTTTTCTGGTGGTCTCAATAGCGGGGTAGCTGGCTTTGTCTTAGACCAACCCTTCTTGGAGGATGCGCAAAATATTGTCTACAATAAAGTAGGGCAAATCGACAAGAGAACGGGTCTCTCCTTGCTGTCCACCAACATTCAAGGAGGTGGCAACATTGATGCAGGCTTCAATATCACTACCTTCAACAATGAGCTTTGCTTGTTTGATGGTGTCAGCCTGTACTCGTATCAAGAAGAGAACGATACTTGGATCAACCGAGGAGCCGCCTTGGCTTCCGTCAACACTCAAACTAGAATCCTGAACACTAAGACGGCCACTCAAAGCAACCCCGATGTCACTTCGGCTAATAACATTTCCGTCTACTTGTGGGAGGATAATCGCCAATTTCCTCTTTATAGCAATGGTGTGCGTTATTCTGTCATCAACAATGACACCAACACCAGCATTATCACCGATCAACTCTTGTGGCTCAATGGCTCGCTACCTAAGGCGGTGACGGACGGCTATCAGACTTTCTATCTCTGTTATCAAGCGTCCGCTGATTCTCTCTTCTACAACACCATCCCAGTGGCTCAGCCTTTCCAGATGAGCTCGCAATTCAACCCGATCGCCCAAGATGGTGCCTTAGCTTCGGATAATGCCTCTATCCCCTATGATGCTGTCATCTTCCAAGATAGCTTATTGGTCTGCTATTCCTCTACTTCTGGCCTCAAATTCAATCAAGACTCTTTCATCCTGTCAGACGGCTACGGAACCATCAATGCCGTGGCTATGTGCCTCGACTCATCAAGCAACATTTGGGTCAGCTTCACCAATGCCAGCGATACCTTTGTCTCTTGCTGGCAATTTTCCAGCGGCACCTTTACTCCTTTGCTCGATCCAACTTCGCTCAATGCTCTTTTTCCGCAACCCTGCAATAGGATCGCTATGTGTCAAGGCTTGCAGACAGATAGCGTCAACTTGACCTATGAGGTAGCCAATAGCGGTAATAACAATTACCTAATGAACTACACCGTAGAAGTAAAGGGTAATACCAACTTCATCGGTCAACAGAGAGGTTTAGGATTAGCCTCTAAACCATTCGTCTATAACAATAACGTCTTTATCAATACCGTGGCTCAAACCTCCTTGCAAGCCACTTACTTTACTCTTTGCTTGACGCAAGGTGGAAGCTACCAGAGTGCCGTGGCAGGGGAGCAACAAGGCGTCTCCAGTGCCGCTGCGACAGCCTTTACCATCGTTAGCAAGCACGCTCCCAGCAACGGCGGTAACTACCGCTCTAACCCGCTTCTCTCGCAAGCGGATACCACCGATACCGGGCTCACCTTCCTATTCGCTGGACAACGCAAAGGCCCCTTTACTTCCTACAATGAAGCTCAAACGGTCAACCTTGGTTGTGCCGGCTATTCTACCTCCTTTGCTGACTCGGATGCCTTCAACAATGTCTCAGCCAACAACAACCTACATCTAGTGGGGGGCGTCAAGAAAATCTATGACGGGATCTCGTGCGTGGAAGATAACTTTCACCTCTTTCCCGAATTAGCCAACGGCTATGGTTGCGATATCGTTCTGTCCACGTCCAGTGGAGGGGGCAACCTCAGTTATAGTAGTGAAACGGCTCCCAACCTATATCAATGGCTGGTGGTCTATGAGTGGACGGATAATTTCGGGCAAGTGCAACGAAGCGGCACCTCCGTAGCCAACAGTATTTCTACCACCCAAACAGGACAAAAGGCCATTCTAACCGGCCCCATGTTGCGCTTGACGGATAAGGTGGCCTCTCGCTCCCCCGTCATCATCTCGATCTACCGAACGCAACTCAACTTGCCCATTTTCTACAAAATCACCAACGACAATGCTCCTTTGGTCAATGACATTACCAAAGACACTTGGACCTATACCGATACCTTATCGGATACCCAAATCGGTGCCAATGAGAACATTTATACCAACTCTCAGCTTGCCAATACCGCCCCTCCGGCTTGCTCTCTCATCTCTCTCTTTCAACAAAGGATTATGATCAATAGCAACGAAGATCCGGGTGTCATCTGGTATTCGCAAAACAAGTTTGAGCAAGACCAATACAACACCTTGGCGCTTGACTTCAACACCTCCTTTGTGGAGGGTGTGGATAGCCGATTGGGAAACGACATTACCGCCATAGCCGTCATGGATAGCTACTTCGTTATCTTCAAGGAGACTTCCATTTTCATCATGCAAGGGGACGGCCCCAACGCCTTGGATACTTCGGGGCAATTCAATGATGCCACTCTCCTTGTTTCCGACACTGGATGCAACAATCAAAACTCTTTGGTCTTTATCACGCAAACCCCCAATAGTCCGGGCGGTTTGTTGTTCAAGAGCAACAAGGGAATTTACTTGTTTGGCAGAGATGAGAGCATTACCTATATCGGCAAACCGGTCGAGCGATACAACGATCTGACCATTACCTCCGCCAATCTGTTAGCGCAATCCAATCAGGTTGTTTTCACCACTTTGGAAGGCACTTGCTTAGTCTATAACTACTATTTCAATGCTTGGAGCACTTGGGAAGGCTTGCCGGCTATCAGTGCCACCGTTTGGAATAATGCGCTTTGCATCTTGCGAGCGGACGGGAATGTTATGATTCAAGACATCACCAATACTATCTATGTGGATACCTTCCCCGGTAATAAGGTAGTGCCCGTCGAAATGCTCCTTCGCACACCTTGGCTCAAGTTTGGCGGTTTGCAAGGCTATCAGTCTGTCTATTCCTGCTATCTGTTTGGGCTTCTGCAAGGGCCGCATACCTTGCAATATCAAGTGGGCTATAACTACAATCCTTCGGTCAAAGGTGCCACCTCCACCGATAGCAAATTGGTCGATAATCGCTGGGGTAGCCTCCCCTTCTGGGGCGCAACTGGCACATGGGGAAGCAACACCTTTGCCGGCTATCAATTCCAAGTCAATCTCAAGCAAAACCGTTGCGAGAGTTTGCAACTCACTTTCTTCGATACCAATAACCCCAGCCAAACGCTACAAGTTGGTTCCCCTCAATATTTGCAAGGCTCCCCCGGCTTTTCCTTGGTTGGCTTGTCCTTTGAGGTACAGCAACATGCAGCGGGTATGAGGTTGCCCGTGGGTAAGAAGGTTGGCATGGGCGGAAGATGATATATGAGAGAATAACATGAGCGGAATTTTAGATCTTTTAGAACAACATTTTAGCAATCAGCCTAATATGGCAGTGGATAACCCTGCTCAAATGGCGGCGGATACTGGCACCGATCCATCCAATTGGACACAAGCCAGCCAAAACAAATACTCCACCGGTCAACAGGTCTTGGGAGGCTTAGCCAACGCTATGGGCTCTAGTGCCGCTACCTTAGCAGGCACGCCCCAAGGCGCCCCCTTGGTCAACGTCAAGGCGCAAAAGGCTCCGGTGGCCCCAATAGCGGCCATGGGAGGGGGCACTATCGCTAGCCCTCAACAAGCACAAGCCGCTATGGCTCCTCTGAACCAACCCATCCCGCAAACTCAGGGCTCCGCCCGACCTTCGGTTCAACTGACTATGCCAGCGGCTCCCAGCTATCAGCTTGGGGCATCCCCTCAGATGGTGTATTCCGATGAGAACCTAAAGACCAACATCGCTCCTACCAACCCCGATGATATTGAGCATTTTCTCAATACACTCTCTCCTAAATCCTTTGACTATAAGGATCAAGCCAATGGATCCCGAACCGAAGCGGGTTTGCTGGCACAAGATTTACAGAAATCCAAATTAGGACAATCGGTTGTTGTCAAGCAACCCAATGGCTTAGCAGTCGATACAGCTAAACTTTCTCCCCTATTGGCTACTGTTCTCTCATATAAAACACAACAACTGGAAAACAAGATCAATGATGCTTTGCTTGGTCTCAAACAGAAGGGGAAGAAGTAATGGTAGATTTGCAACCCGTTATCCCTCAGCTTCAATTAGGCGCGACAAATTATACTCCGATACAAGGAGCCCCTTTGGGCTCGCAACCAGCTGCCCCAGTATTGCAGGCGCCAGCGGTCGCCCCTCCTGTCCTTCCACCCGTCACCACTGACCCCTCTAACCCCTACCCCCAAGCCCCAGCGGGAGCCATTACGGCCACACCTCAGCAAGCGGTAGGGGAAAGTTTAGGAGTCAATCAACGCAAAGAGAATATCGCCCAAGCCCAAGGTGATGTAGACGCCGATACCGCCAACAAGGAAGCGGATTTGCATGCCCAAGAAGCGGCCGAGCAACAACAACATGCGGCAGACTTCCAAACCTTCCAAACTCAAAATAATGCCAAGCTTGACGAAGCTCACAAGCAACTCCAAGCCGCCTATGATGACTATGCTGCCAAAGCCGGTTCTCTCAAAGACCCCTCTTCTCAATATTGGGCCGACAAGGGGACACCCGCTCGTGTCCTGTCAGGACTAGCCGCTTTTGCCTCTGGCATGGGCGCGGGTTTGCTCGGTTCAGCTTCCAATCCCTATCTTTCCTACTTGAATCAACAGATTGATAAGAACTTCGATGCTCATAAGCAGAATATCAAAGACCTGTATGATAAACAAGTGGCAGCGGGTAAGATCGTTGATAGCACGATGAATGACAATAAGTTTATGGAAGAGGCTAAACTCAAATACTATGACCTTGCCGGAATGCATATCAAATCCGAGTTAGCCCAAGTAGCTGCTAAAGGTGCAGCGGGTCAAGCTCCCCTTTTGGCAGCCAAAACCATTGCCGAAATAGACCAAGACAACATCAATAGACGCGGTGCTTTCTCTACTCAACAAGCCCAATTAGCAGCGGCAAACGCAGCTAACCAACGAGCCCAAGAGAAGGAAGTTAGAGAAGCTATTGCTAAACAACGAGCTGGCTTTGATGCCGCTGTTACCGCTGGCACCATGACGCCAGAGGAAGCGGATCAAAAAGCCGTCCAAAGTGTGCAAGCCCAAGGCTTCTCACCCTCTCGATTGGCCTCTGC